TCTTTAGTCATCCAACCAACTGATGTGATATTCGGATCGTCGTCCAAGTCGTTCTTTTGACCTTGCATATTAAGTTGATCTTCTACTGTTAAGCGATAAGCATTGCCATTACTTGCGACAAATCCATAGATGATATCTTGTTTGCAATTGTGGGTTAATTCCTGAACTTTCTGTTCTTTTGCTTCTTTTAAAGATAGTCCAGAATAATCAAAAGTTGGATTTTCATTTTGGTACTTAAAGTCAGCAACTTTTTTATCAAACTCTTCTTTAGTTGTATGACCATTTGCTATTAAGTAGTTTAATATAGCCTTTGTATCCAATTAAGATACCTCCTTATATACATCTTGTAGTTCTTGTGAAGACTTAATTCCTTTTTTGACATCGTTAACTCTTCTGCATACTTCATAAGCACCATATATTTGATTCAGTTCTTGCCTTTTATTTAACATCATTTCTAAGATGTTATTGAAAAAGTCTTCTACAGACTTAAGGTCATCTACTTCTATTTTCTTTAATGCTTCACTCTTATAGTCTTCCACGTTAGATTTTCCAATTAAAAAAACCTACTAAGTCGTAACTTAGTAGGCGAGGTATTTTTCTAGTTAACAATGTTTTTCTTTTCTTGTACATAGCGTTTGGCGAGTTTAATTTTTGTTTTTGTTCTTCAGTCAATTCCCTATCTTTATGCAAATTCTCAAGATGAGCCTTTTGTTTATCAGATAGAGGTTTACCTTTTTTAGCTTCACTCATTTTCTTTTTAGTTTCTTCCGAGTGTGTTCTTCCTACCCAAACTTGGGCAACCCTTTTCTTTTGTTCTTCAGTTGGTCTGAAACCTTTAGCACCTTCTCCACCGTCAGTCATATTGTAGCCATTGTTGGGATATCTACAGTGATTTGTTTTATAGTGTTCAATCCAATATTTTTCCTTTTCAAGAACATCCTCAAAAGAGTTAGAAGAGTCAATCTCTTCAATACTAAATTTATCAACGCCATATTTCCTCATTGACCTATATAGGATACCATTATGGTGCGTTGATTTTGCTGATCGTAAATGTTGTTTAAATCTCTCTTCTAAACTATTGCCTGTATATCCAATGTATATTTTATTGTTCTCAAGACAGGTAATTTTGTAGACTATGTATCGTTCCATCTTACAGACCACCAGCTTCTAATCTAGCAAGAATGTCTATAATTTGACTAGCATGAATTGATATCTGAGTCCCTTGGTCGGATTGCTTGCTTACCACTTGCTCAAACGCTGATTTTAACGAATTGGCATAGTGTACCGTCACATCGTTGTTGTTCGTTGTGAAGTCGTATTTGTCTAGGATTTCGTATGTTACAGTGTAGTTTGCTGAAGTGTCGAATAATTCCTCGTCAATCGCAATTCTATAAGCTAATTGATACGATAAAAAGTAATTTTTATTGTTGTTTTCTTCATGCAAATTACGTGTGATTACCTCATCAACATCGGTTGAAGTCACAGATGGATCATAGCGTGAATATAAATTCTTGTTTGTGTCATCCCATTTCCAACCATTAAAGTAAGCCTTTATAGCTTCTGATGCTGTCATGGTTCTACTTAATGTAGAATCAGTATAATCACCGCCACTCCAATTTGCATTCCAACCACTATCAGAATCATCTATTGATATGCGTAATTTACTACCACCATCTAAATAAGATTGGTCTGCACCATTAATAGGGTATGAGTGTTTGATTATTGATCCATCATGTTTAACAACAACTTCACTATCCGCAACTGTATTGGATAGTTGTAAATCAACTTGTTTGTACCCCGTTGAATTAACACCAAATAACCACTCGTCTAAACCACTTAACTTCCTTTTCGGTTCAAAGTTTCTATCCACATACCACGTACCGTCAGATTGATATGAAATATCTTTTTTATTCTCATTGCCCGCAAGCGTGACAGAAGCGTATAGATATGATGGATTGCGTTCTACGAATGGTTTTGGTTCTGTACCTAAGTTGAGTATAGGGTTTGTGAATGTGAATGTCCCAGTCGAAGAAACGTAGTTAGTCAAGTACAACCGTATAGAATTACAGTTAGTAGGTGTTGTAAATGTTTTGGGAAATGTATCAACTTCGCCTAAATAAGAAATTGTATTATTATTTTCATCCATAAACTTTACGTCAAGTTCAGCTCCGTCTTCCTGATTAAAAACGTAGTTTTGGTTGGGTAGTACATTTGTGTTATAGGCAGAAACTTGATTTAACCCCGTTGCGTTTAACTCCAGTTCATACGGACTAATAACAGTAGCATTATCGTGTAAATCCCATTGCGTAAACGGTGGTAAAAGGTTATCACCCTCAACAGATAAAACAGGGTTTTCAACGTGTTGTACAGAATCGACATAAGGGAATAGTCGCTCAACGTCTGAATCGGTAAGGCTTACTCCGATTGCGTCATAGGTGGATTGGTCGATTTCGTATAGACGTACACCGTCAAATTGAACCCAACCTTCATCACCTAACGTAGTGTAATTACCAACCAACACCGAAACATCCATGTCAGTTGATGGATTTGATTTTAGATACATGAGTCCATTTGTAGTGCTGTCTACCCCACTAGTATTAACAAACTCCAACTTCGCTCTTGATGTACCATCTGTTACTACATCCGTTAACATGTAAAACACCTGTCCATCCATCAGCAACTCCATCACCATTAGAGTCCGTTTCAAAGTTACCGTCATGACCGAGTTTATTAACCAACGTATCCCCATAAAATTCAACTTTTAATGGACTTGGAGTATCTGTATCTGAATTGATCACACTTGTTCCATGTTGAAGATTGGCAGTTTGTTGTTCAGACTCTTTGATAGGCTTTTCCATCTGATCTAGACGGTCACTTAATACATTGTAAGGCTCACCATCTACCCCTCTACGAGCATCGACAATTTCAGTATTGCTGTCTCCTGTCTGACCTACAATGTCATCAATTCGAGTATCTAAATTGTTATCTCGCTCAATTGATTCAGATTCTTTTGTATCAATCTTGTTATCTAACTGTTTGTCTTCTTCAATTCTGTCTTGCTCTATTTGGGTCATACGTGAATTATTATCACTGTTATTTTCATTAATCTTTTGATCTCTTTTATATAACTCTGATTCAACTTTGTTAAAGTTTTCATCTAAAGTATTTCTATAGTTATCACCTAATCCAAGCTGAATGAGTTTCTTAAATAACCCCATATTCTGCCTCCTTTTTTAGACATAATAAAAACGGAAGTCAAAGTCGATAGTAAAATCACCTGACGTTCCGTTAAGTTCAAATTCATTTGTTCCTGATTCAATTATTAATACATTTTTGTTCGTATCTCTTGTAACCGATCCACCGTTCCTATAAGTTCTAATACCGTCAATCTTGATACTATCCCCAGATATTGTTGAGCCTGTATAACTCCAAATATCTCCTGTTGTTTTGTTTTCAATAGAAAGGTTAGTTGAAGCACCATTATAAGTAATAACTAATGGTACAACTCTAGGATCAATTGTTAAATCACCAGCATTATAAATGGAAAAGGTGTTCGTAGAATGGTTATAAACCATTTCATCAGTATCATCTAAGCCTTGCCCTATTTGCCATAACCCTGAATCAAAGGTGAACTCGTCTTTTGTTGTACCTATTGATTCCGCATAAGGAAAAAATGAAATGAACTCAATCTCAAACCTTCCTAAATTGGCAAACTTCTCAGGGTAAAACTCTGACTTGACTTGAACCTTCCACCTCTTAGCTGGCTCACGTTTGTGTATGATGTAGAATGGTTCTTTTGAGGTGAATAATTGAAACACTTTGTTAAGTTGTAAGTAGTAATCATATACATCCCGAGAGTCAAAATAAAAAGAACCCCGTAATATACGAGGCTCTAATTTAGTATCGATAGGTATTGCACCATCTCGACTATCTATATTTTGTGTAGTAAATCTGTGTCTCGGAAAACTTTTCTCAAACTTCAACAGTTGAATAGGAGTGTCTTTCAAATCAATTTGCTCACCATTTAATTTTTCGATAATCATGATCTGTATCTCACCCCACTTGCATAAGCAATATCGTTTGAATTGCTAGCTATTTTTTCATTTACTGTTTCGTACATTTGCTCACTCAGTTCTTCATTTCCTAGATAGACTTTTACTTGTGGTGTCTGTTGTGGTGGTTGGGCATATTGATTTTGATTCACTGGTTGTGATGGCTTGAACATTCCCCCAACCTCTTTCATCCCCTCTAATTGAGCGTTACCGAATGTTAGGTTATTAGAATTCATGAAACTCTGAAGAGAAGAATAGCCTTGAATTGCACCATGAGAAAGATTAATCATTTCTCTAACAGCTTCTCGCATTGGATTCATTTGAGACTTGAGACCTTTAACAAACTTTTCACCAAAACTACGTCCAGCATCTTGCCAATCAGAATTATAAGAGTTTAACAAATTAACCAATTCGTTTTGATTGTTTCGAACCAACATTTTTCTAGCTTCAGATTCAATGTTTTCTTGTTGCATCAACTCTTCATACTTCTTCTCAACTGACTGTATAGCTTCTTCTTTTTCTTCTCGAGCATGTTCTATTTGGTCTCTTAGAGAATCCATCTGACTCTTTCTACGCATTTTCTTTTCTTCTTCTTCGATCTTTTCTTGAATACGTTTACGTTCTGCAGGAGTACGAGCATGTTCAAGACTACGTTGAAGGTCACTCATCTTATTTTCATAGTCTTGTTCAGCCCATTTTTCTTGTAGTTGGTTAGAAGCATTCTGTAATGAACTAATTAGATTGTCATAAGACTCTTTCTCAGCTTTAAGTTCAACTTCCATCTGAGCTTGATACTTATTTTCTAAAGCATACATTACCTCTTGCCCAAACTTATCTACTGTATCAATACCAGACTGCAACTGATTCTTAGCATTTTCAAATTGATTTTGAATTGCTTGTCTTTGCTTTCTCTCTTGCTCTTCTTGTTGTTCTTTTAACTCCTCATTTTGCCTAGCTATCTCCATATTGAAGTCAGCTACTTCAGACTTGAGTTCGTTAATACGTACTTTTGTTTCTCCTACCCTTTGGTTATACTCTTGAGCGTTAATCTCACCATTTTTATGTGCTTTTGCTAACAAATTAAGTATAACTTCTTGCTCTTCTAATCGATGTTGGTACTCTAAACGTTTCTCAGAGCGTAACTTATTCAATCTTGCTTCTTTTTCTTTAGCAGCATTAAGTTCCTCAAGAGTAGCGCTTTCTCTTTTCAGATATTCTATTTGCCTTTCAAGACGATCCATTTCAGCTTGTCTAATATCACGGATTTTCTTTGTGATTGAACCATCTGAAGTTTGCACTAATTGAGGCTCATTACCTTCAACCAAATCCCAAGAACCAGTACCACTAGCGTATGAAGGAACAGTCTTTAAGTTATTGATGAACTTCTCTGTTTCATTATTAGGAACAACATGAGTACCTTCAGGAAGGTTAGCTAATTCAGCACCGTCATCATTACTTAACGCAAATTGACCATTAGGATAAACAAGCAATTCTCTACCCAATTCAGAAATAATAGCGCTGCCGCCCGGGTGTCCATTAGTTCCAGATGCATATCTAGGAGTGTCAGAGTGTATGTTCTCATAAATGTTTACATACTTATCGATAGGTGTAGATAGTTTTGAATTTAAGTCATCCCAGTAATTATCAGGATTCTCTTGTATCTTCACCTCTTTATAAACTGTATCTCCTGCAAGTTGGTTTATAATCCCTAACTCTTTCTTGGCTTGGTCTAATTTACCTAATTGCTCATCAATTTTCTTATTCTGCTCATTATACTCACTAGTGTTAATCTGACGTTGTTGAAGCATAATTTTAAGCATATCCTTTTCATGCTCAAGTTTGTCTATCTGCTCTTCAATCTTGCTAACACCAGCACCTTTTTCAGCAGTTAAGTCAGCTTCAGCAAGAACAAGATCCTCATACTTAAACTTCATGGTGTCAAGTTCTTTAATCTGCTCTCTAACTTCATCTAATTGTTCACGATTTTTCTTAATAAGGTCAGAACTAAAGCCAAGAGACCGTTTCTTTTGATCAAGTGTAAATTGATTTTGACTGATCTCTTCTTTAACTTTTTCTATACGATTTTTCACCCTAGATACTTCGATACCTTCAGCATTAGCCAATTCTTCTTTTAAGGATTTAAGTTTCTCTTCCTTCTCTATCCGTTCATTGCTTAATTGATCAATATCATCATATAGATTTTTAGCAGCATCAAGATAGCCTTTTCTCTCTTTGACTAACCTGTTCTTTTCACGTTCAAGTTTGCCTTCTTTATCTAAGGCTTTTAATAGTTCAGTACGTGCTTCTCGCTTCAACTCTTTTCGCTTTTCCTCATTAAGCTCTCTAAGCTTTTCAGTATTAAAAGCATAAGCATTACCCTCAGAAGAAATCGCTTGTTCTGTAGCAGGAGCCTTCTCAACTACTTTCTCATTAAGACCAAGAAATTCTTCCATCTCTTCATTAGTTAGATTAGACTTTTCAAGTAGTTTCGCTTGCTCATCTTTTAATGCTTTAACTTTATCTGGTGCAGTTGTCTGTTCAAGGTCTGATTGGATATCCATGTATCTTAACATTTCGTCATTTGCCAATTGATTCTTTGCGTCTAATTGATCAAATCTGTCAGCTAATTTTTCAGTCGATTTGACCTCTTTTTCCATTGCCTCGATCTTGTCGTAATTGATTTCATTATGTCTCTTATAAGCATCCACGGACGCTACAATCGCACCAGTAAGCAATGATATCCCCGTAATTGCCAATCCGATAGGGTTTGCACGTAAAGCAATTAACGCTCTGCTAACATGTGCAATGCCTGAAGCTAACAACCCTACTCCACTAGCAGCAGCAGTTGCTTTTAAACCTGTAGCTACTATCTCAGGGTTTACATCACTAAGAGTACGGATCATTCCTGTAAGTTCCTTAACGGTATCTGTCACCATTGGAAGAAACTCGTCACCTACTTCAACACCTAATGTTTGAAGACTTGATTTTAACTCCTCTACCTTACCTAAGAAAGTATCCATCTTCTCAGCAGCGACATCAGCAGCAGTAACTTTATTTAAGGCTTCATTCATGTCATTAATACCTTCTGCTGATTCCTTGAAGAAAATTGCTCCTGCACGATAAGCATCTGTACCGAACATTTCTTTAAGATAGGAAGCACGTTGCTGAGGATTTAGATCATCCATTGCTTTATGTAATTCACCGACAACTTCATTGAAGTCTTTTAACTCTCCATTAGCATCATAAAACTTATTAACACCCTCTTCAGTGATGATACCCAAATCCTTCATAGCATCTTTCGCTTGTTTGGTGTCTGGTGTCAATCTCATTAACATTGTTTTTAGTGATGTACCTGCATCTGAACCACGTAAACCATTTTGTGCTAAGGTGGCCAAAGCTGTCGCTGTTTCCTCAAATGATAAACCAGCACTTGAAGCAACAGAAGATACTTGTGCCAAACCTTGTTGCATTTCACTTACATTGGTTGCAGAAGCATTTGCAGCACCAGCTAAAATATCAGCAGCACGAGCTGTGTCAATATTATCTTGTTCAAAAGCGTTTAAGCCTGTACTAGCAATTTTAGAAGCTTCAGCTAAATCTAACTCACCAGCAGTTGCCAAGTTTAAAGAACTCGCTAAAGAACCGCCTATTACTTCTTCTAAAGGTATTCCTGCCTTAATCAATTCTAAAGCACCTTGTAATGCTTGCCTTGCACTGTATTTTGTAGATTCACCTAAGTCCAATGCAGTCTCCGACAACCTCTTCATCTGGTCTTCAGATGCACCAGATACAGCTTTAACATCAGCTAATGCTTGCTCAAATGAGGCAGCTTGATAGACTGCGGCACTAATACCTACTCCTGAAGCTAATAATATTCCTTTTAGAGCCGTATTTAGTTCTCCAACTTCATCCTTCATACCTCTAACATGGTCTTTCATTTTTGCATAGTTTCTACCCCATACTGAACCCGTAGTAGCAAGTACACGTTGTTGGTCTCGTAGTTCATCATTTACATGACCAATTTGTTTTTCAGTACGAACCATTGAAGCTTTTGCTCTATTTAGCTTAAGTTGCAAGTTTTGTGTTGCTCTTGCATCTTCCCCTTTTTCTCGGGCAGATTTTTCATGAGCATCTTCTAATTCTTTCACAATCTTCTTTTGTATCGTCAATTCTTTACTTAAAGAATCGCTTTTCGCTTTCAAGTAATCTGTCTTATTTCCAAACTTATCAATTGAGGCTTCAGCAACCTTAAACTCGGATTTAACAACCTTTAACTGCCTGCTAAGTTTTGTTACCCCTTGTTGAAAGTCTGTTCCATCCATTCTTACTCTTGAGACTAAATTACCTATTTCTTCGGTAGCCAAATAACCTCACCTCTCTTTGTAGGCACAAAAAAATAAGACCCTCTGCAGTTAGGTCTTATTAGCTCATGCCATATTTTTTTATATAACGTTGTCAATTGGCACAATGCGTTCTTCAGGATGATGAGTCTCATAATTCTTGTTGAATATGGCAAATATTTTACGTGGTGTTGATTTCCAAAAACTCTCTTCATTTAAACCCAAACCCACTGTCCAAAAATACAACATTTGATCAACATCCCATCCCTTATCTTGAGATGGGTTATTTAGTTTTTTGACTCAGTTCCTTCTTCTTTCTCAGGCATACTATTATAGATACTTTCCATAATTTCATGAGAAATGTTTCCTGCGTCTCCACCAGCAATTAACTTACCTACTTCTTCAGGTGTTAATTCATCGTCTTCTTGATATAATCCAGCCCATAATAAATTACGAATTGCTTTAGCATATCCAGCAAAGAAATCATCAAGAATTTCATCTATACGCTTTTCACCATCGTATAAATCCTCTAAATCTACGTATGTATTCATATCGAGAACAAAGTTACGTTTTTTATCTAGTGTGAGTTTGATTGGTTTTGGTTTACTTACTTTAACTGATTTTGGTCTTGCCATTTATATCATCCCTTTCTTATTAATTAAAAAAGTGCAGGAAAGCAAAAGCCTTCCCACACTTGATATAAAAATTATTATGCTGTTGTAGTTGTAGAATCTTCATAAACACTATCGAACCATACATCAGTAACGATACCCATAGTATCATTGTAATCACTATCAGCAGTCGCTTTAGCACGACCATCGAATTTACGTGGAATGAATGTAGCCTCAACAGAGTCAGTTTGAAATCCTGGTGAATCTGTCTTACTTTCGTTATTGTCAGAAGGTACTTTAAAACGTCCTTTATAAAGTGTTACATAGCGATTCTCGCCATTTGCCTTCTGAGAACGAAACGCAATTGCAACCCATGGTGCTTTATCTTGATTTGGTTTATCAAGTAGAACACCATCAGCGTTAACTTCTTGACCTAATAGATCAGATGCAGCATCTGCTCCTAATTCAGAGATATCAATACTTACTGTTTTCGGCCCCTGAGAAAAGGCATGTTCTACAGGTTGATTATCCCCCCATAGTGTTGCTTCGTTTGAACTTGTTTCAATGTTAATTGAACGTACATTTGGTAGTGGTACATACGCATCATAAGTAGGAGCCGCAGTAGCACCTTCCTCATCTGTTCCACTCATAATTGCATAATGTAATTTGTCTAGACCTACTTTTGCCATTAATAAAACTCCTTCCGATACCTCATCGGTATGTGTATTGTTTTTGTTTCTTCATCGAATTGATCCGAACTACTTGTACGGAAAAATCCGAGGTTTCTCATTTCTTCATCTACTGCTTTCTTGATTGCAGTGGGATTGTACTTTGTGAAAATACTTATCTGAAATCTAAGTGTCTGAGAGTATATATCGTTGTCAGCATAGCTAGATGGGGCATTGTTAATCTCATAAATAACAATTCTAGGTAATGGATTCTTATAATTTTGATCCTCTGGCACATAAGTGTTGAATATAGCTGGCTGATTATAAAACTTAGTTAACTCAGTTTGTAATACTGGATTATTTAATAAAACAGTTCTTATTTCACTACTGTAATCAATCATAAACCCAACCTCCTACTGAGAATGTCAGCCATTGCTCTATTCATACTGTTCTTAGCATCATCGTGGGCAGGTTCCATGAATGGTCTAGGTGACATTTTTTCAGTACCAAACTCTAGGAATTTAGCCCTCCATGCCAACTTCTTGATAACACCAACCTCAACGTATTTTTCATTGAAATCGTTGTTTCTTACTCGACTCACAATGATATTGTCTTGGATATGCCAATCTCGAACATCGGAGCGATTAACATTATCAGCCATAGCAACAGATAATACTTCGCCCCCAGCTTTTAATGCTTCATTTTCTGCCCTTTGTCCTTTTTTACCTAGTTCTAATATTCTTTTCTGCATCTTTTCAAATCCTTGCAAATCCATACTACTACCCATCTTGTATCACCTTCGCATAAATCGTTAACTCTTTCTTTTGTCCATACTCATCAAACACACTTTCAATTTCGTAAGTTATGTAATCACTAGCCCCAACTTGTAATTTAAGTCGGTTTGCATTTGTGATTTTGTTTGTAAATCTAGTTTTGAACTTAACTGTTTCCTCTGACTGTACAGCCATTGCAGCAAAGTATTCTTGACCTCTTAAACCTAACTTTTGAGCATAAATTAAGCCAACAGATTGCCAACCATCAGGTATAGGATAACCATTAGTATCCAACCCACCTGATTGCTCCATTATGTCTAATTTATACCTGTATTTTCCTGCATTGATACTATATTTAGCCATCATTAAACACCCCTTTACAGTAAATTGACGGAGTGCATGTCTAGAATTGATTTAACAACCATATTTACCTTGTCACCATAACCAATTGTCATTGCTCGATTATCATACATTTCATTAGATAGAATAAATAAAGCTATAGTTAAATCCTCGTGAGCATCACAATTGTTTTCAACTACGTCAGTTGTCTCAGGATCATCCACAAGAGGAAGTCCAGTGTAGTTACTAATATAACTTTTACAAGCAATAAGAATAGCTTGGAATAATGCATCATCATCGTTATCAATAACTTTGGCATAGTCCTTTAAATCATTAATGGTTACTGCACTAATCTTCATCAGTGTTCACCTTTTGCTTCTTATTTGTTTGATTTGAACGTTTTGATTTTACCTCTTGTATATAGTTAGCTTTTAATAAATCCTCACAAATGTCTTTATCTTTGATTTCTTTGGTTTCACCTTTCGTCATGGTTACAAGACCACTAAAACTAACTAGTGCCTTTACTTTCAATTCAGTCACCTCCTATAAAATAAAGAAGGTGGACTTAACCACCTTCAATTATGCTGATGCCATTTTTAGAGCAACAATTTTCTGAGGTTCTACAATTGCAGAGTCAGTTTCTACATAACCAACAACACCGATTGCATGTTGTGTAGCGTATTTCTCTTGTAAAATCTGTAACTCTACTTGTTGAGCCAATTTGACATGTAGACCGCTCATATCTCCGTAATAAATTACATTGTTACTTAGACCAATAGTATCAACACTTTCAGATACATGTACTGGTTTACCTAGTAGTGTATAACCAAACCCGTCTAAAGTTGATCCTAATAGATAATTATCATTAGCATCTTTCAATTTACGTAGAGATTTTAGAGTTTCTTTATTCATAATCCATACTGCATTATCTTGAAAAACTTCAGGCACAGTCATTTGAACATCAATTAATTCATCGGCTGTTACAGCTGATCCAGATGCTGCAGTTACAATATTTGCAGTTGTAGCTAAACCTTCCATTTTACCTGAATTACCTGTAATTAATTCTTTCTCAAGAAACTCTGCAATAGCTTTAGCTACTTTATTAACAACAAATGATACTAGGTCAAAGTCTGTACGATTAATAAGAGATTTAGAGACTTTAGCTAGTACACCAACAATAAAGTTTTCAAGTTTAACAGTAGTGAATTTACCAGTACCTTCAGTAAGCTCTACTAGATCATCAGCATAAGCTGCACCAATATTAGAAGTAGCTTCATCATATACTGGGAATACTAAATCTCCACCAACATTATAAACAGTTGCTAAACGGTAAATTGGAGATAGTTCTTTAACTTTATCAACAATCTTATTAGCAATTGATGTAGGAATAACTCCACCATTACCTGCAACGTCTAAAGCACGTTCTTCACCTTTAATAAATTTAACAAAACTTTCTTCTTCCAATGCACGTTGTTCCTCTTCACCATTGACTTTCTTAACTTCTTTCTTTTCGAATGATCTTACTTCCTCATCCGCTGCTACAGTCTTATCAATCTTAGCAATTTCAGATTTAATTTCGTCAAAACGATTGCTTTCATCATCTGTAAGTGAACGAGTTTCTTCTTTTGATTTGCTTAGCAAACCTTCCATTTCATCAAGTAAATTATTGCGTTTCTCCATTAGTTCTTTCATTATTTATAACTTCCTTTCAATTTTAGTATTTCGATTTGTTTTTCAAAGTGAGAGTAATCAATATTTTCCTCTCGAATTTCCTCTAAGTCTTCTGTGTAGTCAGCTATTTCTGCTTTAAATACTTCATGCCTTTGCTCTGTTATGTAAGAATCATCACCACGCATTTCAATTGACGTAGCAATATAGGCAGGTGTTTTATCTAATATAGATACCTCTAATAAGTCGATATCTTCTAATAGTCTTTTTTGAATTCCATCTTCACCGTCTTGCCAATTAGGTTTATTGTCTACAAAACCAAACGACCAACCTCTCAATTCGCCTTTCTTAGCTTTTTCCATGACAGATTCATCAGTTACTGTTGCTAATGCACGTAAACCGATACTGTCTTCACGTAATTCAAGATTTCCTTCGGTAGTAGAGCCTAATTTACGGTCTTTGTCATGATTGAACCTCAATTCCACGCTTTCAGACTTTAATAAAGCCTTTTCGAATGTCTTAGGAACAATCTGCTCTTTAAACCGACCTCTCGGAGAAGGCAAAACTCTAGATTCACGACCAACTGCATTGACATAACCATCTAGAAGGACTTGATCTCCTCTAATCTCAATCCTCAATTGTTTCACCTCCCTCCAATAGCTTGTTTGGATTATCCATATTACTTGTTTTGTTAGTGTTAGGCGTGTAAATATCCTTAGTTTTAGGATCAAATAACACTGTATCTAGACCTAACTTGATATAATCCATTCCTAAAGGTGGTGAATTTTCCTTATAACGGATTTCATCAATCTGATAAATGCCATTCTTAACAGCTATTTCATAAGCCTTGAAACGTTTCTCAATATCACCTTTTGTTAATTCATCTGTATCAAAGGCAAAATAAAAAGACCCTTTTTCACTTGGTAAAAGTAGGTCTTTGTTTATGGCGGTTTCTATAGCCTTTAAAATTGGAACTATACAAACCTTTATCCAGTTGTTGTACTCGTTTTCTGAAGCACTTCCTTCTAATATTGATGTAGGAACATTAAACATTTTACAGATTTCTCTTGCGTTAGTTTGTTTGTTTTCATTCAACTGCATTTCAACAGAAGTATTAGATGCTTCCTTAAAATCCAATCCATTATTTAAGATAACTACATTATCACTGTTGTTTTTGTAAAGGTTATTCCAAGCTGTTTTAAGTTCATTTATAGCTTCTTGACTGAGTTTACCTTCTGATTGTAAGAAGCCTTTCTTATTTCCCCCAGTTTTAACTAACAATTCCTCAAAAACGAGTGAATTGTAGGCTACAGATAACATTTTATTATTTTCACTAACAATGCCTTTACCAGTGACACCATCTTTAGTTTTTCTGGTGACTTTAAGAAATTCAAAATCCCTATAAGTTGCACCATTTACTAAGATGTCATAGTTTTTAAATATTGGATCTACACTTGTATTAACTGATAAATTATTTGAACTTACATAATGAAGGCTTTTCACTTTGTTTCGGTCTCGGTTAATATAGGCATATCCTGCACCATCTAATAAATAATCTTCTGTTAAAGCCTTTTTAAATTGGAAGCCATCTAACGTATCATTTGTATCATCATTCAATAATGCTACTCTGTTATCATCTTTAACCTCTGTGATACGGTCATTTTCCTTCTTGTAAAGTACAATAGGTAAAGCTGCTACAGTATCTGATATAATTGCATCACAACTACTTACAGAGGGAATGTTTAACGCTTGTTCTATTGTCACAGAGTCAGTACCTACTCCAGAACTCAACAAAATATCTTCAAGAGACTCTCTGTTTTCTTGGTACTCTCTAAACTCTTTCCAATCCTGCAATAATCCCATTTATTTATTCCACCCCCTCTCTGACCTAAATAATTTGAATAGCCCAATCTGACTCTGGATTAAATACAATATCGTTTTGCAGTAAAAATAATGCATTGATAGTTGCAAACACCATATCAACCTTACCTGCTGTTTTAACACTTGTTTTCTTATCAATATACTTGTTTAAGTTTCTGTCTTCTGTCTGTCTACAGTTAGTGAAGTTGTTTTCATAGACAAGATTGTTGTGATATGAGAATTTTTGCTCAAGTATTAACTCTTTTAACCACTTAATTGCTGGATGAAGTACGCTACTGTGTTGTTTTATTTCAACAGTAACTAATCCATGGTCACGCTCCCATTTTTGAGCAGAGTTTCTAAGATTTCGAATATCATAGCCTATAGCAACAATATTTACCCCGTATTTCTCAGGTAAATCAACTACAAATTGCTCAAATTGAGCATAATCTAGTACGCTTTCACCCATAATCAAGGTGTTTTTCTCTGCGATTGATTTTCTATAATCAAACTTTTCCTTCTTACTCTTTTCGTCTATATGGTCTTCTTGGATAATACACCATGTTTTTGAACGGATTTTACCAGTTACTTCATCATAGGCAAGCATAGAAATTGATGAATTATCATAACTTTCAGCAGCATCTACACCTAAATAAACGTCTTTTCCTTGCCAATCCCATTCTTTATCAACTTTACATGCCTTAATTTGGTCACTTGAGACATATCCATCTACATTTAACCCTTTGTGCATTATGTTATTGTGCTTACATAGATAATTTTCTCGTTTTGACTCATACAAAATAGCCATAGCTCTCTTATCAACTATGGCATCAAACACCTTTTCATTATCTACTGCAACAGGATTAGATTGATAAATTACTAAATCATTCGTTTGCCATTGCTTTTTGATATTATCATCTGGTTCATACAATAAAGCAAAATAACGCTTATTTTCTACTAACCCATCAAGTACACGCTTAGCATAATCAACCTCAGTTAACATTACATTTTTTTCATTAGGATACTGAGTAGAAATAATAATACCTAACTTATTTTTTAATGTGATTTGAGATGAACGCATAGCCTCAACTGGATAATCATCCAAAGCTCCTGCTTCATCTGCTAAGAAAATGTTAGCTAACTTACCATCCATTCCATCATTACTATAAGCTAATGGAGTGTAATCGATGTCAGTTAAGGTACATTCAACAACGTCACGTTTAACTTTAAACCTATCCTCCAATTGTGGACTTGATTTAATTATCTTTCTTACCGCTAACTTTAACTCAGTAGATAATTTATAATCAGGTGCAACACTAAAGAATCTTGAAAACTTAGGCTCTAACAACATTCCAATAATAAATACAATCGCACTACCAAAAGTTTTGTAATTTTTACGACTGATTTCTAGTAGGCTTGTTTCGTAATAACGAGCATTATCTGATTTATTTACAGTACATAGCGTGGCAGTGACAAAGAACCACTGATAACGCTCCATACCTTCATAAATAGTTACACCTAAGTCTGGATGCATCATAAGTTTAAGTATTCCACAAACCTTCTGGTACATTGACTCATCAACATATGCTTCATCATTATTACCTTCTACTATGTCTATCCATGCTTGAGCTTGTTTTTTTACATAAGCACCAACATATTGATTATCCTTTTCAACACACCATTTACAATATTCATAAGCCTTACTATTCTTAACGTTATCCATTTGAATCACTTCCACCAATTACTTTTAGTAGTGGATCTTCTTCTTCTTGTTTGGATTGTAAATTAATATTGCCTAGCTTAGCTCTTGATTGAGGTGATAAAGATAATTCATTACAACAACGGAAAAAGTCTTTCGTGTATTTATCCTTTGCACTCATTAAATCCTTGTCATGTAGATTCTCGATATCTTCATTTATTAACTTTTCAATTTCTTGCAACCTGTCAATTGCAACAACACAAGTTGAAAGGATGTAAATATCTAAGTTTCCTAGAATACCACTGGCATTTAACTGTTCGACTATGTAATTAAATAACTGAGTTTGCGTATCATTAAGATAATTTGGAGGTGAGATATTATCGGCTCCACCTCGTAGCTTATTCTCAGCTTCTTCTCTTGATTTCTTCTCTTCTTTTGTTAGGTTTTTTGACATTGTTTTCACGCTTTTGCTTGGTCTCGCCATATTTTCCCCTCACCTCCAATCTTCATTTAGGGAATTTTTCGTAAATAAAAGGGGGCAAGTGGTGTACAGCAACTCTCTAAGCACATAGAAAGGATGCCCGGGGGATACTTAGAAAAGAAATGATACATCCCCTCAACCCTCACAAACGTCTCAGAATGGCTACATTTTGCCCTCTTGTTCCCTTACAATCTCTAATAATTCACCTCTAGAAATATCTCCACACTCTGCCATTTCATGATGCATCTTACACAAAGATACTAAGCACTCATCATTCAATCTATTCTCCCATCCTTCTGACTCAGCTAATGGATAAATGTGATGCACTTCAATACCTTCGAATGTATATTGTTTCATAGTATTATGTAATTTTCTTATGCAAACTTGGCACATGTGACCGTCTCTTACTTCTCTTATGTACTTTGATTTCTTCTTCCACTTACTTGTCCATCTGAACTTATCAATATCTGTTACCTTATACTCTGTTCTCTTTGGTTTCTTAGGACATTCATAATTCCTTTGATGAATACTTCCACAATGCTGACAACTTACTAACATTAGTTATCACACTTTCTTTCCTCATTCATCATTTAACAGTTTCTCAATTCTTTGATTTAACTCCTGATCAACAAACTCTTTATCGTATTCACCTAATTTATTAACTGCAATTGTAAGAATATCTAACAACTCATTATACTGGTCTAAATCTTTAATACTAACTTTTAGTTCCATTGTTATTCTCCCTTTCCTTCTCTTCATCCTCGGCCAAAGCTTTGAGTGTTTTACTATACTCTTCTCTAGTTGGTTTGCTTAGGACGTAGTAAGTTGTTAGTGGCATCTTCATGACTCATTAACTGACTTTCTTAACTCTTCAATACTTTTATTCACACGCTCAAGTGATTCATCTCTTTGACCTTGGTTATATCCAAACTCATAACCTTTGTTGTAATACTTCTTTCTATCTTCTTGTTTCTGCTTTGCCTCATCATCTTTGTCATAAAGTTCATAAACACCATTTTTAACATCATGGAACCAGTTAGAGAACACTAATAAACCAAATGCATATGCCATAACTGTTGAAGTTGAAAAAGTGCCATCAAATAGATAACTTAAACCTACAAACATTCCACAAATTAACCCTAATCCTAACCCAGCAAATACAAAACTGTATGTATATATTCCTATTTTTGTTTTCCAATTCATTACTTTCATCTCCCATTAATTTGATTAATTTTGACAATAAAAAAGACACCCGATTAATCGGATGCCTTAATAACTATTTACCAAGATAATTGTTGGTTTTATCATTTCTCACGTAATCTTCTAATGCTTTTGCATGTCTGTTTAAAGCCTCTGTGTGATCTTTCATTGCATCAATCAAAGCTTTTTGATCACTATCTAGATAATTATTACTCATCTTTTCACCTCCTAGCCTAGTTATTCTAGACTAGAAAGCGAACACCTTTTTTATGTAGGCATAATTAAAGATGTTCCAAGACCTCTATTAATTTTTATCTTCTTTGAATTTTAACTCAAT